AGCCGGATTGCCCTTTCAGCCAGGCAAAGGATGGCCCATCTTGGTCAACACGTACGACACAGAGATCCCCAAATCGATGCAATACAAGTTTCTGGACAAGGCGTCGACGAATGACCTGTATTTGTATTTGCGAAACAAGGATCAAATCAATCTCATGGAAAAACTGGAAGAATTCTGTCAGGAGGGTGCGGTGGACAAAGACCTCAATTCGAACATCCACGACAAGGCGAAACATGTGCACGTCATGGAGATTGTCGAAAAAAAAAAGATGAAACCGAAACCGCCTGCACTCACCGAAGAAGAGAAAAAGCGTCGAAAGGAACAGCGCCGCCTTCAAGAGAGGCTCAACAAGCTGGAGAAGAAAAAAGGAGGTTACTTGGAGCGTGACGACGCCGTCATTGGCGAACCGGAGCTGGCAGCCATTCGCAACTTCGTCTATCCGTCCACGCTGGATATGGTGACGGGCGATCTGAGCGCCAAGGCGTTCCAAGACATCGTCGACAAAGTGTTTTCCAATCCAGTCTATCATTGGCCTGTCTTGCAGGTGGTCGACAAATGCAACAAACCGGTTGAAGAAGAACAAGAGCCAGAAGACGAGCAACAAGGACAACAACAACAACAATTGGGAGGCGCATACAACTTGCGCACGCAAGGCAACCGTGAACCCAGGTTCGAAGACACCACCAAGTTGCGTGTTCTGAACTACCACCCCACCCAGTATTTCGTGCGCGACTATTTCACGCCTAACAACACCCGGCGTGGCATTTTGTTGTGGCATTCGCCGGGTTCAGGCAAGACATGCACCGCGATCGCCACCGCTAGCGCCACCTTCGTCGACCATGGCTATCGCATCCTCTGGATCACCAAGCACAATTTGCTCCCCTTTTTTGCCAACAACATTTTCGTCCAATCCTGTTTTGAAAGCCTAAGGCTGCGCGAGGATGACGAAATCGATGTGCAAGAGAAGAAGCGCATCCTGAAGGCCGCCAAATTCCTCGACGCGTTGTCGTACCGTGCCTTCAGCAACGCCATGAGCAATGGCAACAAGGGTGCCTTGCAAAAGCTGCAAGACTCGGCGGAAGCCGCCTACCGACGCGACAACCTCGCCGACAAATCCACGCGATTCGACTTCGACACCACTCACGACCTCTTGTACAAGACGCTGATCATCATCGACGAGGCACACAAGTTGGTCGCGAACGAGGACATGTCTGTCATGGAACGTCCAAATTTCAAGGCCATCCAAGACGCCATTCACCGCTCTTTTGCTCGCTCGGGTTTGGACTCCTGCAGGGTGATGCTCATGACGGCGACGCCGATGGTGAACAGTCCACTCGATCTCACGAAGCTTTTGAACCTGTTGCGCGAACCAGGACTCGCGTTGCCCGATGCGGATATAGCGACGTTGCAGGCGCAGTATTTCATGACCGAGGCAGAGGGCAAGCAGGATTTTCTGCGCGCCGTCGCGGGCTACATCAGCTACCTGGACCGAGCAAACGACGCGACGCAATTCGCGCAACCCATCATGCAGAAAATGGTGGTGCCCATTTTCCCCACGAAAGACGAGACCTTGTTGGAAAGTTTCGCCGTCAACGCGGACTCCGCGATGGCCTTGGCAGACTATTCGGACGAACTCCAGGCGGTGAAAAACCGCATCGAAGAACTGGAGGCAAAGGTTTTGTTTTTGAGACAGCGGCAGCCGGCCGATCCCAACAACAAACGCTGGATCAGCCTCGTGGCGAACGCGAAACGCGATTTCTTGCAAGAAGCGAGAGAGCTGAAGGTGTATTACAACGAGGTCCTTTTCCGGGGAAAGAAGCTGCAAAACATCGTGAAGCGCCGCGCCACCACGCGACGGAAAAGGAAAGGTGATGATGATGACTCGGACGACGAAGATATGGCGGCATCAAAATACTCAAAGCAAGGCTGGATCAATGAAGGCTTTTACGAGGATGACGAAGTGGCGCGCAAACAGGCGGAACAATTCAGAAAACAGATGGGGGAAGCCACTTCTTATCAAAGTAGAAGCAGCAGTAGCAGCCGTGAATCGAATGGTGAACATGAACAAAAGGGCAAAAAGAAAGAGAAAGAGAAAGTGTACTTGGTCGATCCTCTCCAAGACGTCTTTGCCCTCAATCAAGCGGGCGAAGTCCGCGTCCGTTACGCCGAAAACGTGGGAAACGATTTTCGCAAAGCGGTGAAGCCCAAATTCCGTCTCGCCAAGGCTCGAGATGGCACCCTTCGTGTGACCGAAAACGGCGATTTTATTCAAATTCTGGCGGACAAAAAGGAGCGTGTGGTACCCAAAGCCAAATTTGTGCCGGATTTGTACGACACGGAAGGTGATCCCGTTCCTGTCGACGCCTTGCAAAAGATTGCTGTTGCCGCCGCCAAGAAAGCAGCTGCAGCAGATTCTTCCGATTCTTCTCCTTCCACTGACCGCGCTTTATTACCGCACGTGCTGTCCGTTGATCCCGACGGCATCCCACACTTTGAAATTATTGATGGCCGCGTACGTCTCGTCGCGGAAAAGTTGGCACGTGACCCATTGAACGCCATGTTACGTGACCCAGCGACAACAGAGCAACAGAAGACCACCATCAACTTCATCAAGAACAATGTGTTTCAGCGGCGCCGATGGAAGCGTGCCGAAGGCGCCCTCGTGCTGGACAAATTTGGCAACCCAGAAGAGAAAAACAAGGCGCGCGTGCTGTTGGACTTCTTGCGTGACGCCGGTGGCATGTTAATTCTCGATGAGGCGGGGAACCCCTTGTTGGTGCCCAAGGTGTACGAGGAGGCACGCATGGCAGCCAAGCGGCAGCTTGTGCCTCTATTCGAAATGGATGGTGATGGCCATTTGTTGGACCCCGTCTTGACAGAGGAGGGGCGTGTTCGACTCGTCGACGCTTCGCATTATCCACCTTCTCTTGCCGAGAAGCTTCGTCGCGTGATGTACAGCCAAAATGGTCAACTCGTCATCTCTGGACGAGACAAGAAACCGAAGCCAAGAGATGGTGAGCCACAATTCGACCTTCGTTTCTTTCTGGTGGACAGGGATGGCGGGTATTTGTTAGACACAGAAAACGAGCCAGTGGTGTTGACAGACACTCTTGCAGACGATTACGTCCGGCGCAAGCTCTTGCGAGAAGAACAACGTCAAAAGATGGAAAAGGGAGAAGCCGCGCATAAGAAGGCACAAATCGTTGCTCAAGAGAAAGCCGACAAGGCCCGAATGGCTGCCGAGGAGAAAGCCGAAAAGGAACGCAAACTCAAGGAAGCCAAAGCGGAAAAGGCGCGCCAGGCTTTGGAAGAGAAGGCCGAAAAAGAGCGCAAAGTCCAGGAAGCCAAAGCGGAAAAGGCGCGCCAGGCTTTGGAAGAAAAGGCCGAAAAGGAGCGCAAGGTGGAAGAAGCGAAAGCCGAGAAGGAGAGAAAACTCCAGGAAGCGAAGGCTGAAAAGGATCGCAAAGTCGCTGAAGAAAAAGCAGAGAAGGAGAGAAAACTCCAAGAAGCGAAGGCTGAAAAGGATCGCAAAGTCGCTGAAGAGAAGGCCGAGAAGGAGAGAAAACTCCAAGAGCAACGTGTGGAAAAAGAACGCCGTCTAGCCGAAGAGAAAGCAGCAATGCAGCGCGAGAGGGAAGAGAAGAAACGACAACAGGAACAAGAAAAACAAGCAGAACAACAACAGAAACAAGTGAATAAAACAAGAAGGGTTATTGCGGCAGCACCGCCTATTCTAATAAACGCTCCCATTCGTGCTGCGCCGGCGGCTCCTTCTTTTGATCCTGTCCAAGAAGCGAAGCTGGCTCATATCGTTCGTGTCGGAACCAACTTCGGTAAAATGTACCAGGAGCGCTCCGTTGGAGTAAGAGAGAAGCTGCGCACCGACGAAGCATTCGCTGCTAGATTTTGGAACCGTGTGAATGAATTGTATGAGCAGCACAAACCGGCACCTGAAGGGAGTGCAGAAAATCCCATTGTGCTGGAGGGTGGATCAAGAAGCAACGATTTGGGAATGCGTCGAAGTCTCTCACTGTCGAAGACGATGCGGCGCCGCCCGATCACCAAGGTACAGATTTTCGACGATCCTGTGGACGCTGAAAAGCAGCGTTTGTTGGACCAATACAGTAAATCCACGTTCGCCGCCTTGCTGGAAAAATGCAAGAGCAAGTTCGCAGTCAAGAGTCTGGAAGCATTCCCCATGGTGCAAGCATTGGAGACAGAAATTGGACAATTGAATCGATCGCTGGAAAAGTCGGAGAATCAACTCTCCGCGACCTTGACCGAAATTGTGGACGATTTTGCTGTCTTGCGTGCGGAAAAGAGAGTACAAGAAGCGAAACTGGAACAAGAAAAGCAGCAGAAGAAGAAAATCGACGATCGGAGGATGGCGCGTGAGTTCGACCTCATCAAAGAGGATTTGACCAGGAAACGCGAACAACGCATCAAAGACACCAAAGCCGCCTTTAGAGAGACCGCCAGGAAAATCAAAACGTTGCGAAAAGCGAAGACGGACGAACTGGAATCCCTCCGGCGCAAATTGAGGGAGACTTTGCGCCAAAAGGTGAAAGAGCGTCAACAAGGACGTGTGGAAGAAGGCATCGAACGTCTAACAAAGCGCGCCGAAGCGAAGAACCGATTGCTTGCCAGAGAGCTCGAGGACATCAGTCAAGAGTTGGCGCAAAATATTCCTCTTGCGCAAAAGTAAAACAAACGAAAAACGATGCAACAAACAAGAAGAACCAGGAAAAGAATTGGATCACGCCGCTACACGCCAGACAGCATTGTCATGGTCTTGCTGGAGATGCTGTTGTTAGTGAAATTGTATCACTGGAAGACCATTTCTTACAGCCAGCACAAGGCGACCGACCAGCTCTATGCAGACCTGAACCTTAGTATAGACAAGTTCGTGGAAGTCATGCTTGGAGAGAAGGGAGGGCGAATCCATGCAAGCCCATCGTTGCCACTCTTTGATTTCAAAGACAAAGCGCCCTTGGAGAGAAAAATCAATGAATACAAAGCTTTCCTGATGAAAATGGATGCATCTCGATTCAGTACCGACTTGCTCAACATTCGCGACGAAATTCTCGGACAATTGAATCAGTTCAGCTACCTCCTCACATTTCAGTAAGCGAAATGAGTCTTCTCAGCGCCTTTTTTTTTCAAACAATAAATGAAAAAAAAAGCCAGGCACAAGTAAAGCAAAACACATGGAGAACCCGAACACGGCCATCGATGGCATATTGAATATGAACAATGCTCCCATTGCCCCTGTTGCCGCGACATCGACGTCATCGTCCGGCGCTTTAGGTATGTCGTGGACGACATGGATCATCATCATCATTTTGTTGGCGATTTTAGGGTTCAACATTTTCTTTTATTTGGCCGAAGGTACACAATTTTTTGCCGATATTTCCAGACAGTTCCTGGCCTGGTTCTCGAGGACGTTCGGATGGTTCGCCGTTGATGCAGTCAAACAGACGGTGGATGTGAGTGCCTTGGGTCTCAAGACTACCGCTGACACCATTGCCGACACTGCCACTAGCGCAGTGGACAGCCTTGCGGCGTCTATAGAACAACCTCATCAGCAGCAGCGACACCAACCACAAAAACCTCATCTACAACAAATAGGAGGCGCGGAAGCGCGCTCTTCAATGGGGATGAATTCTCTTTACAGCACCACCACCCAGGCACCCACTTTTCCCTCACCCATTCAAAACGCCTTGAATTCGGTGCAACAACAGCAAGACGAAGTGGAGGCCGACGATTCCTTCAGTGCGGTGCAGAGTAACCGATCTTCGAGCAAAGGTGGGTTCTGTTATATTGGTGCCGACCGTGGAACACGCACCTGCGTCGAAGTTGGGCCATCCGATCGATGCATGAGTGGCGATATTTTCCCGACCATGGATGTCTGTATCAATCCCAGTCTGAGGGCGTAGAAGCTAAAAGCGTTTTGTTGTTTTGAGTTTTGAAAAACAACAAAAACAACAAAAACAAGAACAAAATTAGAATTGAGAAACAATTTTCTTGAACAGTTTTAATCGATCGACTTGATTCAAGTCACCTAGATCTTCTGAGGTCGCATCGATTTTGAATGGTTTGCCATACACGCCCTTTTTGATCAGTGCAACGTTTTCCTTCGTGGAGTTCTGTCCATCTTCGTCATTTTCTTGTCCTTCGAACTTTATCGAAGAAACGTCGTTGGTGTCCGCGCTGACGCCGAGATTCAAACTCTTTAAACTGGTAAAAGGGACTTCATTGTCGTCGTCTTCCATCATAATATTATCATTCATCATGATCCAAATTTTTTCACCTGTGCTTTTCTTCAAGACGACAGTGTCAACATCTACCCACTCACGACTCTTTTTTTGTTTGGTGTCCTCATCATGTTCGCTTGGGTAGAAATAGGAGATGCTATGAATTTGCATATCCTTTCCTCCACCCCGTCTTGTCATGTTTTTTCTCGTGTGCGCTTTGCAATTTCCAGTTTTTCTGTTTTTCCGCGTCCTATTCATGCATCTTTTCCTCTCTCCTTTTTTGACACAGCGACCTGACTTTTTGTGAACATGACCTTTTGGACAACGCATCCCTTCAAATTTGCCTTTGATGTCTTTTTTATATTTGTCTAGATGATAATTTTGGAAAATCGTATTTTTTTTCTCTCTCGGCACAATAAAAAATGATGACAAGAGACCCGGCGGAAGATAAAAAGCGGTGCCCTCCGGGCATGCGTCGGGACCCCAAAACCAAAGAGTGCGTCGGGCAAAAAGTCAAGCGATGTCCTCCGGGTCATTTTCGAGATCCAAAGTCGGGAGAATGTCTTCCGATCAGCGAAATGCCACAAAAGACGTTGGTGCGCGCAAACCACATGCCCTCCGTATACAAGCCAGGCGATCATGTTCTTGGTTCTGTCATTGAGATGCCTGCATCAAAAGGCAAAAAGGCCTTGACAAAGTCCAAGTCCAAGTCCAAGTCCAAGTCAAGTAAACAAAAAGCAAAGTCGAAATCAAGATCCAAATCGACGAAATCCAAAACCAAATCAAAATCAAAATCAAAATCGGTGAAGGCGAGAAGGGAAATCGAGACTCAAACGGATGCTGTACCAAAATCCAAATCATCCACCAGGAGGAAATCATCACCCTTGGCACCCGCAGAAGAAGAAAAAGAGAGTGAGCCCCATCAACAAGAGGAAGAGCGCCGAGAACTGCTGGCGATGTTCACTCTCCTAGCAAATCGTTTCGACAACAAAAAATTGCGCGACCATTATCTTCGACAACTGGTATCCAAATGGCGTTTGGGCGGCCTAACGCCACGTGTCTTCAACAGCAAGGTAGCCTCTATTCAAGAGGTCAACAACAGTTATCGACGATTCGTGGATTCGATTGAGCAAGATGGCATTTTGAGAACCTTCAACAGCAGACCCAGGCCCGTGGTCACACCGGAGGATTGGGCGGACGCTGTGGAGACCTTGTATGGTTTCCAGAATTACTATGAACAGGCGCTTTACACGAGACCCATGACCGACCGAGATTTGGAGGAGCTCGAAATGTACTGCAACTTGCACAAGAAAGAGACCGGCCAATGCGACGCGCCTTGCGGTGTGCGGAATCGGATGATTGGCAAAGCCAAATGCAGTGTCTCGGGTGTGTCACCAGTGGACATCAAAGGGATCGACAAAGTCTACGTCCCTTTGGACCCTGCTGCGCAGCAGTTTGCATAGCTGCAGGGAATCAAATGTGCCCCGCACCCCTCCTTTCAATTATAAGAAAGGAGGGGGCTATGTTAGAATATTGAAAAGTTTGTTAGAAAACCTGTTTTTGGAAAACCCTCCGATGCAAGAGGGAAGCATGTTGCAAAGAGGTTCAATGGAAAACTCAGACACTTTTGGAAAATCGCATTTTCTAACAAATATACCAACAAACTAACAATATCATCTTTTCAAAGAGAAGGCGGTGGGTTGAAGCCTCCAGCCGGCACAATCGTTTTCGAGTTGTACGGCCATTTGTCGGTGGAATTGTTCATCGTGTACCGCTGACGTGGATACCATGACTGAATGGTATCGTCCCAATACAAATATTCGGTTTTGCCAGGCACGTCCGAGTCCGTCGTCGGGTGCACATTTGGTGCATAGGGTTTCGTGATAATAACGCCGGTGACAGGATCCTCCGTCTGGTTACAGACCAATACGCCGCCGTCTTGAAACACCACCGTTTCAGGAGGCGTGGGCGGCGTGGCCGGGGGCACAATGGTCGTGGCAGGCGGACCCGGCGCCGGAGGCGGCGGCACCACGGGATTCCCATTGGGCGCGCCCCCTGCAATATAACCTGGCACCACTGGATAGATCGGGGCAACGTGCACTTTGGGTCTGGTGGGAGGACGCAGGGTGGGCACGCCGTCCGCAGTGATGTTCCCAAACGTACCTGCTCTCACGAGCGACTGGTTGTTTGGGTTTGAAAAGATCTCCGATTGCGTCGCATAAGTGGTTGTGCGGTTGGTCCATTTGTTCTGCGCAATCAAGGAGAACCGCTGGTTTCTGGTGAGATCCGCGCTGTTCTTCTTATATTGAAGCACATTGCCCTTGGCTAATAGCTGCAGATACGCTGCGACCTGGTAATTGGGCACGGTCTTGTTCAACAAAGGAATGAACGTTTGTTGGGAGCCGTCAACGGTTGGATTCTGGTAGGTGCAAGCATTTTCAACGCGACTCCATTCTCTGGTCGGCTTTGGATTGTAAAATGGCCCAAGGCAAGACATTTATTGTTGTTTTTTTTTCGACGATTCTTGTGTCATGCGAAAAAAAAATGTTTTGTTTGTTTTGTTTGTTCGTTTGTTCGTTTTAAGGGTGGTACATATCGTGCTCCCCGGCAAAGTACCAGCGTTGTGACAAATAATTGGATGTCTCATTGGCCGGCCCAGTGGATGAACTCACCATCTTCAAATTTGGACCACCCATGACGACGCTCTGAATGCCCACGGTCGGCAGCGCATACGCATAATAGGTCAGATTGGAGACGTATCCGGAGAAGCCGCCGTTCGCGCCGACAAAGACATCCCCAAAATTCTGCTTGGGCACGCCTTGCAGCTGGAAGCTTTTCGCGATGCTGCCGTTGATGTAAATATCGATGATGCGGTTTTGGCATCGTATGACCAAGTTCACCCACTTGTGGACAGGGATATCATCGATGTTGATTTCTTCATTGATCACGCTAAAGGTGTTCATCAGTATCAGCAGCTTGTTGAGTCGAGGATGAAGATAGACGCCCGGTGCGTTGTTGGGGAAGTTGAGTCCCTGGTTTCCAGAAGTGTCCATGTTGTTGAAATTGTTGCCCTTGTAGAAGACGCATTTGTACTGATCCTGGTTGTAGGTCAGATCGTCAATGAAGAACCAGACGGACCACGTGAATTCGATTCCCTTGGAGGCATTATCGGATCGCTGGACGGGTACGGCGCCCGAGGTGGATGGGTCTTGCGGGATCACAATGAGTTGCTTCGCGTCGACCATACCGTTGATCAACTTGGAAACAGACTGTGGTCCGTAGAAGTATCCGATAATGTTGATACCGACCTGCAGCAAGAAAAGGAAGATAATCAGCACCAACAGGAGGAATGCGATTTTGGCGATGATGCTCTCTGACCGGAGAAACTCCATGGTCTGACTGGTGTATCGATTGATCTCAAATTGCTTAAAGGGTCCGCTGCTTGATTCCATTTTTTTTGGGGGTTTTTTTTTTTTGTTTGTTTATTTTTCTCTTGTCCAAAACCTGCGGGATTAATTTGCGTCAAGAGAAAAATTTGATCATTGGTTTTTAGATGGTCACGCTGCCTGCTTCCTGGCTACCTTTCAGCAATGACAAGCGGAGGCCGTACTGGGTAAAGGATCCCAACATGCTTCCATTGTAACCTTGGCGATACAGGTTCCACGCGGTCTGTGGGTCACAGGGAGTGCTCCAGTACATGAAGTTGGAGGTGTAACCAGAGAAGCCGCCGTCGGGTGTGATCATGGCACCCGCGTTGGCGTCCACCAGCGCTTGACCTGGGAGCACGCAGGTGCGTGTTAGCTTTCCGTCGATGTAGACGTCCACCGTGCGACCGTAGCAGCTCACGATGAGGTGGACCCATCGCTGGATGGGAACGTTCCACACGCTGCACTTGTGCACGATGTACTGGCTCCTGCTGCAATCCTTGGTGGAGTCATCCGAGCACAAAGTCGGGGTGCCTGCAGTTGGGGAACCGCTGTAATCGCCGTTGGTGCATCCGATAGAGATCTCCAAATTGTTCTGCGAGGCACCTAAAGTCACTTTGGGGCACGGGAATGTATTGTTGACCCCTCCGTAATTCGAGCTGAGGCGCTCAAACAGCACTTTTTCGGCGCCGAAATTGACGTTCCAGTCGTTCACGTAAAACCAAATCGAGTAACTGTAATTGACGGGACCGACAGTGCTGGCGCTCAATTGGCTGGAAGGGATATTTTGGACCGTGGACGCACTGGTCAACGAGGTAATCTGGGTTGGGCCACTCCAAGCATAACGCAGCACAACAATAAGCAGTATGAGGATGACAGCAATAAGGAGAATGGTCTTGACTTCCATGGAATTTACTGTTTGCTTTTCTTAAGAGGAGAGAAATTTACACGGACGGAGGCGTGGCGTCTTTCAATGCCGCGTACAAGAAGTCCATCTGCAAAATATTCAACGAGTGGTCATAGTAAATGACATTGGCGACGGAACCACTGATGCCACCGTCTTGTCCTGTCACTAAAGAGCCGTAGGAGATGAAGGGCACCACTTGGATCGAGGAAGCCACGAGACGGCCATTGAGAAACACATCTAAAGTGCCTCCTTCATAGTTGATGATCATGTGGTTCCACTTTTGCAGTGGCAGCTTGTCGTTTTGATAGACGACCTTCTTGTCTGGCACGGTTACGGAAAGGCGACCCTTCTTGGCATTGTAAGTGACAGCGGGTGTATCGCAGTAGTTCAAAATGTTGGCGTCTTGGTTGTAAGCTATGCCGGTGTTTGGAGGCAACGCGTCGAGGTAAAACCAGAACGAGATGGCGTAATTGTAATTGAACACATTGCTCTTGCTGTCGAAGAAACCCGTCTTACGGTTCGCGTTTAATGTCAAGTAAGTGCCTAGCGTAGTGGCTTCTTGCAGACGTTTCGGTTCGTTGACAGTGAGTTGGTTGCCGCCGTCGACGTAGATGGATTTTTCGATGGCCTTGTACGCAAGAGGAAGCGTGTAGTAGGCGACAATAATCAGTACTTCCACCACGATGAGGACGACCATGGACCAGGAGAAACTCTTCAGCTCTTTCTGGAGTTGATCGGTGAGGAAACAGGGAATGTAGAAGATCGCGTAGAAGAGGAAACGCACGATGGTATACTGCCAGAGCCAATCGATAACCTTTCGAATACGGGGGAACAAGAACTCGGCGGCGACTGCGTAGAAGATGGCGAGGCCAACGAGGATGAGCAGTCCGCTCAGTGTATACGCGGCGATTTTGCCTGGACTCTCCAGGCCGTTTTTCACCAGACCTGTAAAAGTAATGACGACCGAGAACACGACAATAGCAACCAAAATGGAAACAATGTTCCAGAAGGAGACGTGGCCAGACAGCAGACGGATCAAAGCCGTAAACCCGTCAAAAAGGAAGCAGGGCGCAGCCAAAAGGATGTCATCTAAACGGGCCATGAAAGAGCTGGTGTTGCGCAAGAAATGCACGAGCATGTAAAAAATGAGAAACACGAGGATCACGATGAAGTAGGTCAGCACCTGATTGGCCATCGAATCGGACGAGCTGAAGATGGCGGAGGCTTGCCCGCTGAAATAAAGCAATACTCCGACGGACAGAATCATACCGACCAGAAACAGGAAGGAAAGCAGGATGAGCCACCATGGCCTTTGGGATTGTTCGATCTCACGCTTGGCGTTGAATATGCCTGCAAACTTTTGCGTTATGTAACCTGTGTACGTTGCTGGTGTCGTCGTCGCTGCTGCTGGTTGTGGTGGTGGCGCGGTGGTTTTCAAGATGGGATTCGCTAGGAAGGCGTAGCATGCCAAACAAAAGAGGACCATGGAGAAAATCACATAGATGGCAGTGAAGTTGGGTGTGTCCCTTTTTGTCTTGGTGTCCTCTTTTGTATCTGGCGTTGCTTGGCTGGGATTGTTGACATAGAGAGGCATGGATCAAAACGAAAAGTATTTATTTGGTTGCCTTGCCTTATTAAATGTTAGACTACATATTTTCCATGGCTGTCTTTTTGCCATGGCATTCACGGCAAAGGGCCACCAAATTTTGCACCTCATTGCCCCCACCGTGTTCCAGGCGAACCTTGTGATCGACCTCGAACCAAGCATTCAGACGCTGGTTGCAGTGACCACATTTCCAATCTTGATTGGACGCTACATATTTCTTCTTGGTTTCGCTCACCGACCGCTTTGTGGCCTTGTGACCTGAGGAAAGGATGCGTGACTCTTCTCTTGGCAGAATGGAAAAGGATGTGGGTTGGCCGCCAAAACTGTTCATCTCTTCCATGAAACTGCTTCCTTCACCGACGTGTGATCGAGTAATGTCGAAAATGGGACTGATCATGTCCATAGAAGACTTGTCAATGGGCATAAATTTTACCACATTGTTGGCGTAATACAACAAATTCTTGCTTTGCATGGGGTTGCGCTTGATCATGAGATAAAGGCTGATGCCGACCAGCGCAAAGGTCGCCATTTGAATGTATTTTTTCCAGGAGGCAAAATATTTCGTGTACTTGCCGTCATGATAAGCATTGAATATTAAGAAGCCGGTAACCGCAAACAGAATGAGTTCGAGTTTCATAATCGGGCGGGCTTTTGATTTTGAAGTAGTGGTTTATTTGTCGTAGAGATAGACAATCAAGAAGAACAGAGTGCCCAAAATGACTGCATAGAGCCCCTTTTCCAGGATGGCTTGGTATTTGAGGTCTTTCTGTTGGCGGTTCTCGTAGGCTTCGTAATAAGATGCGTAAAAGGCATCCAAGCTGATTTTGGGTTTTTCCAGTTTTTCATTGACTTTGTTGTGAATGAAATGCATCCATTTGATGAATGACTCACGGTTGTCCAAGTACGGAGCTACAGGATAGCGGTCGAGCAATTTGCTAAAGTCATTGCACATGGCCTCGTTCGGCAGGAAAAGTGGCAAATTTTGGACAAATTCGTAGTACTTCTTCTTGGTGACCGCATTGGGATGGTGTGGATAGGTCATCGTGATGGTGTGCAAGAAGAACCAGAAAGGTGGTCCCCAAACTTCCGGATCGAGTGCTGCTTGTGCTGGCATTGAGTTTGATTTTTTTGGTGGGAAAAGTTGAGATGAACATATAAAAACAACATGTGCATCTTGACGACGGAATAATGCAACATCATCGTGGTCATCATCATCATAATAACAACACGTGCAACAATTGCGGCAAACAAGGTCATGTCTTTCATCAATGCAAGCAGCCCATCACCAGTTTTGGTATGGTGGTGTTTCGCAACAGTCCACAGGGTATACAATACTTGATGATTCGGCGGAAGGACAGTTTCGGTTACATCGATTTCATTCGAGGCAAATATTTACAAAACAACCTGGATCACCTGAAGTCCATGTTCAATGAGATGTCGGTCGAAGAGAGGAAAGAAGTGTCATCGCAAGACTTTCCCACGTTGTGGCGACGAATGTGGGGTCAGACGCACAGTCTTGGTCAATACAAAAATGAAGAGCACCTGTCCCAGAAAAAGTTCGAAACACTCCGCAAAGGCACGATTATCAACGGCGAAGAGGTGAGCTTGCAAACCTTGATTGATGGGAGCTCGACCAGTTGGTCGGAGACAGAGTGGGAATTCCCCAAGGGGCGCCGTAATTTTCAAGAGAAAGAATTGGACTGTGCGTTGCGGGAGTTCGAGGAGGAGACGGGTTATCCGCGAAAAGAGGTCATTGTGATCGAGAACCTGATGCCCTTTGAAGAAATCTTCGTTGGGTCGAACCACAAGTCTTACAAGCACAAGTATTTTCTGGGGTTCATGGATTCTTCGACATTTTCTCTCTCATCGCGGAATTTTCAACAGTCCGAGGTCAGTAAGATGGAGTGGAAGACGTTTGAACAATGCAATGACTGCATACGTCCGTACAATTTAGAGAAAAAGAAATTGCTCTCCAATATTAATAAAGTGTTGCTGGAGTATAAGTTGTGTCCGGCCTGAAAAAAAGAACAATAATACAATACAATGAGTGCACCCAGCGAAGTCATCGATCTCACTCTGGACGACGAGGATCCTGTTGATGTTGAGGTTTTCCAGAAAAGAAAGAGGAAGCGACGCGGAGAAGAAGAAGGGAAACAAGGGGAAAGGGAAGCCGAAGAAGGCGAAGGCGAAGAGAGCGGACAGGGGCAGGGAAAAATATTGTTGGACTTGCAACGCTTGAACGAAGCGAGCGGTGACAAATGCAAAGCGGACCCTTACAGCCGAGAATGCAACCAAATCAAACTCAAAGTCGAGGAATTGGAAAGCAAATTTCTGGCGTCGGAACCCGATGATCCGGAACTGTATCCGAATTTGAATGACCCCAAGTTCAGTCTGAAAATTGCGACCAAACAGGAGTTTTTTGACACACAGTACGACGGGAAAATCGTGAAAGACATCGAAGCCTACGCTAACAAACTGAGCAATGCGGACTTTGAGATCGCCCCCCATCAGGCGTTCGTTCGCAACTTCTTGTCTGTTCAGACGCCTTACAATAGTTTGCTTCTTTACCACCAACTCGGAAGTGGAAAAACGTACAGCGCCATTGGTGTTACGGAAGAGAGCCGTCTGTACTTCAAGCAGATGGGCATTTCCAAAAAAATTTACATCATCGCGAGCCCGAATGTGCAGACCAATTTCCGGCAGCAATTGTTTGATGAGAAGCGCCTGGTGGAGCAAAATGGTGTGTGGACCATGAAGGGCTACGTCGGCACGCAACTGCTGAAAGAAGTGAACCCGACCAATGCTCCTGGTCTGTCGAAGGAATCCGTCGTGTCGGAAATCAATGCGATCATCGAGTCGGCGTACAATTTCATGGGGTACGTCTCTCTTTCCAACCGGATTCGCGAAGCCGTCGGAGACGCCGTCGAGGTCGACGAGAAAAAAAGGCGACTCGAAGCAGAATTCCGCGGTGCCATGATTGTGATCGACGAAGTCCACAACATTCGTTTGACCGAGGACAATTCAGAAAACAAAGAGGTGGCGAACAACATCAAAATGTTGGTGACCTTGGTGGACGATCTTCGCCTTCTTCTTTTGACGGCGACGCCGATGTTCAACAGCTACAAGGAGATCATCTATTTGCTGAATTTGATGAACTTGAATGACCGACGTGCAGAAGTCGTGGTATCGGATGTGTTTGGAAGAGACGGTCACTTTCGCCGCAACGGGGGCAAGGAATTGTTCATTCGCAAAATGACCGGATACGTTTCGTATGTCCGCGGCGAGAATCCATATACGTTCCCCTTTCGCGTGTATCCGGATGTGTTTGATCCTTCGCGGACGTTTTTGCGGCACGATTACCCCAAGATCAGTCTGACCTGCAGTCTCTTGAGTGAAGACAAGAGGCGAAGGTTGTCTCCTCTGTTTTTGAGCTCCATGTCCTCGTACCAGGCCAAATGCTGCTCACAAATCATGGCATTTTTGCGGAAGGAAGATCCGAACAACATTGTCATGGTCGACAAAGACGGCAAAGAAGAAAGCGTGTTGTCTTCTCTGTCTTATTCCAGCATTGCGCTGGCCACTCAAGCGGCAATCATTGTTTACCCTGGTGCACCGGCGAATATTGCGGCCGTGCCGTGTGTGGCATCGGGGATGCTCGAGGCGGAAATCGATGACGACGACGACGCAGGCGATGAACCCATTGGCGAAATATTGGACGAAGAGAGAGACATGTCTCTTTCTGGAAAAGAAGGAGAGGCTCAAGAAGTGGAAGAGGAAGAAGAGGAAAATGAAGAGGAAGAAGAAGAGGAGGAGGAGGAGGAAGAGACAGATGATGACGATAAACGTAAAGGACAGCAAAAGGGAGGTCTCGTCAAGCCCGATTTTGTCGCGAAGCAGGGTTTGAAGACGGTGATGGAATTTGATGACAACTTCAGCGACTTCAAATACCGTCCCCGAGCAGAGCGCGTCTTTTCACGTGACCTCATCGGCACTTACAGCGCGAAGATCAAGTCGGTATGTGAAGCCATCGAGCGTTGTGAAGGAGTGGTGCTCATCTATTCTTCTTTCATCGTCAGCGGAATTCTGCCAATGGCGCTTGCATTGGAAGATAGTTTGTCCATGAAATGTTCGAATCGTCCCAATCTCATCAACGACAACGATAACCGTGCAAGAAAAGCCTCCTACGCAATGATTACTGGCAACAGTCATCTCTCTCCTAACAACGAGAAAGCCATGAAAGAAATCACTGATTCGGAAAACAAAGACGGAACGAAAATCAAAGTTGTGTTGATTTCTACGGCTGGATCGGAAGGCCTCGACTTCAAATTCATTCGCCAGGTTCACATATTGGAACCCTGGTACAATCTGAGTCGCATCGAGCAAGTCATTGGTCGTGGTGTCCGTAACAACAGCCACAAGGATCTGCCCTTTCAGCAGCGCAATGTGCAAATATTCATGCACGCCGCTTTCTTTGGCAAAGAGGAACCTGCTCTCATGCGCGAGGAAACGGTCGATTTATATTTGTACCGTCTGGCTGAAAAGAAGGCCATTCGTATTGGCGAAGTGTCGAGGGTGATGAAAGAAAATGCCGTCGACTGCATCTTGAATCACGGGCAAACTCGATTCACTGCAGAAAATTTTGCTGACAAGAAAGTAGAGCAAGTCCTTGGCGACGGCCAAGTGATTGTCAATGGGCAAGTGGCACACGAGGGAGGCGAACCATTCCGCATCGGAGACGTGTCGAACACGCCCGCCTGCGACTATTTGTCCGAATGTGAGTATCGCTGTCGCAGCACTGCCGATGCAAAAGCGATCGTGCCGACGATGGGTACTTACGTGAGTAGCTTCATGCACATCAACGCCGACGAAATCATCCAAAAAGTGAAAAATCTCATTCGCCAGCGCCATTTTTATTTGCGAGGCACTCTCATCGCTTCCATCAACATCCCCAAACCCTATCCGGTTCGACAAATAGACGCTGCGTTGTCGCAGATGGTCAATGACGAGACCGTGGTGGTGGTTGACAAATACGACCGAGAAGGCTTCTTGGTAAACATTGGAGAGTACTACTTGTTTCAGCCGCGCGAATTGAGCAGAAACAACACGAATTTGTCTGTTTTTGACCGGTCCGTCCCGTTGGATGTGAAGCGAAGCAGCATCAACATCAAATTGAATGATGACACTGTGGAGAAGACGAAACAACTCGTGGCAGCGAGGAAAAACAAGGTCGCGTTGCCGATGCAATTGTCGACCGACGTGGAGGACTTGATAGCTTCGATGGACGCCGAATTCCATGCGCAAGCCCCGCCTTTTTACGTGCAAAACGTGACATGGTATGAGCAGTTGCAACGCATGGTCAAGATTGTGAACGTGGAAGCGTTGTTGGGCATCACGCCCGAGGAGCTTCGTCGCTTCCAGTTGAATCACATGATGGAATCCTTGAACGCGGACCAGACAGCTTCCTTAGTGAGGCATTACTTACGCCCACGTGGCGTGACAGACGACGATTTATCGGAGACCGAAGAGAGAGTGCGGGATTATCTGGAGGCCCACTTGGTTGGCACAGATACCTACGTGTTGTCCAAGCGAGATCGTGGGTCTTTAAGAAACGTGGCATTGACTTTGTCTAACAACGCGGAGTGGAAAGAAGTCGAAATTGACTCGTTGTCGACGCGACGACAGCAGGAGATCCAACAGTTCTTGCAACAACAAGATGTGGATGTGTCGTCTCCTCTCAGTGGTTACATCGATTTTGAAGGTGTGTTTGTCGTACGCAGGGGCGGCAACAAGGGGACCAAATGCGGCAACGTGGAAAAAAAGGAATTGTTAGATATTTTGGAGTCTTTTGGAATTGATGATGATGACGCCTTTTCGAAAAAGAAAATGGAGGCGAAGATGTTGTGTGTCTTGTTAGAGTTGGCGCTCCGAAAACAGAAGGCCATGCTGAGACGGGATCAGATCGTGAATTTGGCGGCTTTGCGGAAAAAAATATAAATAAAATTGAAAAGAGTCCGGTTTCCCCCCGAAAGGAAAAAAAGGAATATAGAGGCATCCATACATTCACCAAGGTAAGAACCTGACAGGAAAAAAGAAGGGGATGAACGAATTTTCCAATGATCAAATGGACGTCGCTATCGACGAAGAGCCTGTTGTTCAAGAAGTTCCTGTCCAAGAAGAGCCTGTTCAAGAAGAGCCTGTCCCTGTCCAAGAAGTCCCTTTTCAACAAGAACCTGCACAAGATGGTGCCGCGATCGAATTTATTCCGTCCAGGAAACCCAAACCGAAGACGAGAGTAGAGATCTACTCGGCGGCAGTTGTCCACGATACGATCGTTCTTCCCATCACGGTCATCGGCAAAGACCTTCCGAAAGTCTTGACAGACGCGATCAAAGCAAAAGTCGAAGGCAAATGTATCGTGCAAGGTTTCGTGGAACCCGGATCTGTTAGTATTGTTTCCTTCTCGAGTGGCGTCATCGTGTCGAGCAATGTTCGGTTCGACGTGGTGTTCTCTTGCCAAGTCTGTTTCCCTGTCCCGGGTTTGAGGGTTTGGTGCGTTGCCAAAAATGTGACGAAAGCGGGAATTCGAGCGGAGAGCTCCAACAAGACTCCCAGCCCCTTTGTGTTGTTCGTGGCGAGAGACCACTTTTCGCGGGATGAGATCTTCCAGTCGGTCAAACCCGGAGACACCTTCGAGGCGGAGGTACTAGCGCAGCGCTTTGAGCTGAATGATAAATATGTGTCTATTATGGGAAAGGTGTTACGCAAAGGTCGAAACACTAGTAGAAATGCATATAGAGCTGTGTCGTAGAAAACCCCCCAAACAACTTTTTGGTTTTGTATCATTAAAAAAAATGTCAACACCATCCTCCTCGTCTTTTTCGGCGCAACAATTGATTCAAATGCGCGATGTCATTGAACGAATGTCGCGTTTCAATCAAATCGAAGTCCTCCGCATTCTTTCCAAACACCGGGAAATTATCAATGAAAACAAATATGGTGTTCACATCAATCTGAGCGAATTGTCCGACGACATCTTGAATGAAGTATCTCTTTATTTACAGTATGTTGCAGCCCAGGAGATTGAGTTGAACAAAACAGAGCAAGAAAAACAAACCTACAAGGATACCTTTTTCGCAAAGGATAATAAAGATTGCGTCTCCTCGCTCCATTAAAAAATAAAAAAAAAAGAAACCTCACGGTTATAGTCATGGTCGAAATACAAACAAGTTATAATGATGTGGCGCAACAACTACAACATTATATTCTTACGCCAGCTCGTCTGGACTCTTTACTCGTCTATAAGCCTCTGTATTCAGCGACTGCGAAAAGACCGCAAGACGCGACGACGGAAAGCAGATCTTCTCCTGTGGTTGATGCCAAGCGACCCAGAAGAGAAAGAGATAGTTTGTTTCAAGCACTAGCAGACATGGTGGGGTTCCATTTCAGCGAGCGGCGTTTCTTGGAAGAGAAGGAAGCCAAATATCGATATGCGGAGAGGCTGGAAGCGTCCAAGGCCATTCTCAAGGAACATCGCCTGCGGCCTCTTTCGACGATAGAAGATGACTTGGTGAACCAGGAAAAAATATCCGTCCTCACGTTTCTTGCGCTCTGCGCTATCGAAGGGTTCAGTGTCATTGTCCTCGATGGTCCCAAGTTCTATGAACTGTCTCTTGACACAGTGTCAGTGCCTCAAGTGGTGTCTCGTTCGGCGGAGAGTGGTGGTGGTTTTCGCTTGGAACGTGAAGCGGATGAAACACGCATCCATTTCATACGCGCGAATTTCGCAGCGATGCAGACGGTCGACACGACGTTGAAACCCATCGGTTCTTACAAGATCGATGAACTCATGCAGATGTGCAACAAATTTGGTCTAGTGGCGGCGACCGACAAGAGAAAATTAAAGAAAGAATATTACGATGCACTCGTCGCTTATTTCGCTTGAGGACAAAAAAAATTGAAAGCTTTGATCGATTTAAACCTTTTTCATTAGCATCATGATAATTAAATCACACTATAACTATTAAGAAGGAGAAAAACCAAAAAAACAAATATACACAACACAATGTCTTTGAAGCCGCACGAGCAATTGTCTCTCTTGTGTCAAACATACATTGCGCAAGCACCAACCAGTACAAATTCCAAATATGAACTGGAAATTCGGTTCGGCACCAAAAAGGGTCATCGCCGCATCACTCGTCGCGATTTCAACAATGTAATGCAACGTCTGAAATCTCTCAATTATGAGTTTCTGGAGGAGACGAATTCGCTGAAAATGTATCAAATGTATGTCGGTCGCGACCAAAAGCAGCGACAATCCAACGAGCGCGTCGAAATCAAGGGTCTCGACGCCATTCAAGAGTATTGCCAAACCGATGACCTCGGGCGCCTCTTTGACAGCCCGCAAAAGAAAGAGTCATTGAGTATTGTCAGAAAATCAGCCGCCCAGGAAAAAATGAGAACGGGAGAAACGCGATACATGAATCCGGCCGATTTTGATGACTTCAACTTTCGCGTGGCGTTGAATGTGGAGGAAGATGTGAACAGGAAATTGTTCATCGAGCAAAATCGAGAACGTTGGGCAGGTGTGGAGAAGTACTATCGATACGTGAGTCGTGTTCGTTTTTTGCACCCTTCCAGAGACTTCGCCTACGATTTGAGCGTGGTGCGCTATTCCAAAGGCACCAGTTTCTCGGTAGACGTGTCGAATGTCTTTGACGCAGCCAGCAAAGAAGAATTCGAAATCGAGATTGAATTGATGCCTGGTCCCCATGGCATGGTGCGTCACTTCGAGGCAGACAAGTTGGCTTCCGGGATCATGTTCCATGCGAAAAACGTGTTATGTGGACTGCAAGAGACGGATTTTCCCGTGTCCTATGTGGAACTCGACTTGGTGGGGAAACAGTACTTGCAGATGATCCAACCTGCTGATCAGCGAACCTATGTGCGTCCGCGTGACTTCATTGGTCCGAACTCAGTGACCCTGTTGCGAGACAACATTCAAGTCGTCGACGAGCGCAGCGAGGTACCTAACATACGCAAAAATTTTGTGGTGACCGACAAGGCAGATGGGGAGCGCCGAATGCTATTTGTCGCACCCTCTGGAAAGGTCTACATGATCAGCTCGTCGATGAAAATCATTTTCACCGGTGTGGTCGATCTGCGTGCCAACAGCCCTCTCGCCAACACTTTGATTGATGGCGAGTACGTGCTCCAAGATCTGAACCAGTCCTTTTTCAATCAATACATGGCGTTCGACTTGTACTTCTTGAAAAATCGTGATCTTCGCGCTTTGCCTTTTACGCGCACTCTCGAAGATTTAAAGATGCAATCGAGAAGCAGATCTCGATCTCAGGTAGAGTACCGTCTGGAGAAGTTGCAAGAGACCATGGAAGAAATATCGCGAAACTTCAAGTCCGTGTTAGAGACAAGATCTGTGATCCCTTTGAAAATGGTGACCAAGCGTTTCTTCCCAACCTACGATGCGCCAGAGAATGGAGCCGAGGAAAGAAAAGAAGAAGGAGCATCAGAAGCAGCAGCAGATGAGGATGAGGGAGAAGGAGAGGAAGAAGAAGAAGAAGGCCTCACCATCTTCGAGTCATGCAAAGCAATCTTCACCGAGATTCACAATGAGACCCTCCCTTACAAGACGGACGGACTCATTTTCACGCATGCCAAGTTTGGCGTGGGAGGCGACAAGGTCGGACGCGCAGGAAGATTGGAGAAAACCACCTGGCAGTATTCTTTCAAGTGGAAGCCGTCGTCGTTCAATACGATTGACTTCCAAGTGTCTGTCCAAAAAAACTCCGCGGGCAAAGACGACGTCCGCAATTTGTTTGTCAAGGGTTTTGACACAGAGGGACAAGAGGGCGTCATCACTTACAAGACTTTGGAACTCTTTGTCATGTTCAACCAAAAGACGCATGGAATCTTGAATCCGTTGCAGACACTTCTTTCCGGCCAGCATGTCGATCTCGACGAAGAAGCGAAATACGCACCGGAGCGTTTCCTTCCCTCAGATCCATACGACGTGCATGCTGGCAAATGCAACATCAAACTGAACAAACTTGGGCAGATGGTCTGCGAGTCCGGAGAGGTTTTTTTCGACGGAAAAGTGGTGGAATTCCGCTACGATCCAACACTCGTAGAAGGATGGAGATGGGTGCCGTTGAGAGTGCGCCCTGACAAGACCATCGGAAATGACTACGACACCGCGAACAATGTGTGGCAATCCATTCATTATCCCATCACCGAAACAATGCTGAGCACTGGAGAAGACATTCCAGCCTCTGGTGTGGACGTTTATTACAACCGTACGGTGCGCACAAGGACTTTGAAGGGATTGCGCGACTTTCACAATTTGTATGTAAAGAGACGGCTCATTTTGGCGGTGAGTCAACCGGGGGACCGTTTGTTGGATCTCGCATGCGGCAAAGCCGGTGACCTTCAAAAATGGGTCGAGGCTAGACTAGGCTTCGTGCTGGGGGTGGACCGATCGGAAGATAACATCGAGAACCGCATCAACGGTGCCTGCATGCGCTATCTGCAATTGCGAGAAAAAGAGGATCAAAAACCCAAAGTACTGTTTGCTGTTGGTGACGCCGCACTGAATCTGCGGCAAGGATCATCTGCTCTTACAAAGCAATCTAAACTGATCATGTCCTCTGTGTTTGGAACCAGTGCACAAAGCGAGATTCCAGCGGCAGACCGTGCGCTGATCGTAAACTATGGTGCAGGAGAAAACGGATTTCAGGTGACCTCCTGTCAGTTCGCTATCCATTACATGTTCCGCGACGAACAAAAGTTGAATGGCTTTCTGCGCAACGTGGCAGAGAACACAAAACCCGGGGGTTACTTTATCGGAACCACGTTTGACGGAGTCGCTTTGTACAACATGCTGAGTGATTTTGAACAGGGACAAAGTTTGGAATTTGTGAATGACGACGGACAACTTCTGTGCAGCATCACCAAAAAATACGAAGAGGACACGAAAAAGGATAATCCACTCGTCGGCTTTCGAGCGGGGGCAGGGCCATCCTGTCTTGGATACGAAATCACGGTGTTCCAAGAGTCGATCAACCAAGCCATTCCCGAGTACCTAGTGAACTTTGAGTATTTGAACAGACGCATGGATGACTATGGCTTTGATGTGGTTCGAGACGCGAGTGCTTTGGGACTTCCATCTGGGCAAGGTGGCTTTGAGCTTCTCTGGAGTCAGATGGAGAGGGAAGCGGCACAAGACAGCAAATTGTATCTGCGTTATGGGGATGCATTGAGCATGACATCACAGGAGAAGCAAATCTCTTTCTTGAATCGATTCTTCGTGTACAAGAAGAGAGAAACGAGCGTCAACGCCGAAAAGGTGGAAATCACCAACGTCACACGCGTGGAAGAAGCGGAAATCACGTTGAAGGATGTGCCGGAGGATTGTGGTGGAAAGAAGAAAAAGGTGAGCCGCAAAAGAAAAGGGAAGGAAATCGAGATCGTGGAAGATCTTGATGTTGAACCAAAAAAATAAAAAAAAAGTTGTTGTGTTGTTCTTGCAATAATTTAAAATTTAAAATTTAAAAAAGAAATGAAACCAACGTTCCAGTGTACCATTTTCGTTTCTTTTCCCCTATTTGTTTTTTGCTCTCATGAATTTCACGCTTTTGCCGACGAACAAAATGCGCATCCCTTGCTCTAGTGGGCCGCATCGGCCACCGCCGCCTCCGCCTGGCCTATCCAGACGCCCATCGGTCACCTTGTCTGAGAGCGTTCATTACTTTCTCACGGACATGCGACGTCAACTGGAAGCCCTTCAGGTGGACCTGGAAGAAATGTCCAATATTGTGGACCCGCATGCGTATCTTTTGGGGGATACGTCCTTCGCCGTCAGCAAAGTGTGCACGGACTCGATTCTCTTTTTTGAATTGTTAGAAATGGCCCAACTATGCAACTTGCGTGACTTTTTCCGCTTGAACCGAAAGATGGTCCAATTCATCGTGTCCCAAGAGCATCGGGCAGTGAAAGAGTGGCTTCGGTACATTCATGATGCGAGCGAAGACCTTATTATCAGCCTGGATAAGCCATCCTCCATGGACAATGTCCTGTTAGAGGGGAAGGACGTGGTGGACTTCATCTTTTTCGACTGCAAAGATTCCATCAGTTCTCGCATCATCGCTATCAAAACCATCGCGTCTTACTTGAAGCCCAATGGTCACGCCTTCTTGAAAGTGTCCAACACGGACGACAAAGTCACAATGGACATGATGTTTCTCTTGTCTTGCTGCTTCGACAAGGCTTACATCATCAAGCCCTTCGTTTCACATGTTTTGTCCAGCGATCGATTCATCGTGTGCAAACGGTTCCACCCTGGTCTGGTCGACCCCTCTTGGAAACAGCTGAACCCTTTGCATTTTTACAACACCTTACTGGACTTTGACCTTCCTTATTACTTTGTGAATCGAGTCGAAGAGGCCAACGTAGTCATCGGTCAGCAACAATTAGACGCCATGGACCAAATTGTTGCCATCATGAAAAACAAGAACCGCGATGAGAAAATCGAATCGTTGCGTCGAAATCATTTGCAAAAATGTTTGCAATGGTGCGATCGTCATCATGTCCCCTACATGCGTTTCACCGAAAAGACGAATATCTTCTTGCACACCAAAAGAGTCGTCGTGTGAAAAAGGTTAAGGTATTTTATTATGTTCATGCCTATGCAGACAATGTCCACACGGCGCAAGTCACCGAACGCTTCTGCGCCTGTGATGTTGTTCACAAACGCAAGGGATGAACCCAACATCGCCGAATGGATTTGTCATCATCTCTTGCTGGGATTTGATCGCGTCGTCGTATTCGATCACAAGTCGGCGCATCCTATCGAACATTTAGGCACCTTTGACGGACGTGTCGCACACATTCGCGTCGAAAAGGAGGGACCCGTGAAGATGGAGTTGATGAATGTTGCCAAAGACTTGGCGATTCGTCAGGGCGCAAGTTGGTTCCTCTATTTGGATGCCGACGAGTTCTTGTGCCTCAACTCCTTTCCTGATGTGCGTGCGATGCTGCGCCATTTTCATTTTGCCGATGCGTTGTGCATCAATTGGGTCATGTTTGGTTCCTCGGGACACGTGGAACAACCTCACGGATTGATCGTCGACCATTTCACTCGTTCGGATCAGAACTTGGACAAACATGTCAAGACGTTCGTTCGTCCCGAGCGCATCAAACGAATCGAAAACCCCCATTTTTATGTGTTGTGGAACGAGCGGAAATCGTTCGCCATCACCGGCAATCTTTGCATTCATTCCCCTTTCAATGCTTTCCCCATTCCCTTTGATCGATGCCCAGCTTACGTCGCTCATTATTTGATTCAATCGCAGAAGGAGTTTTTGAGACGCAAGGGCCGCACCATGGACGACGGGGCCCAAGGGAAAGAGAATTTGTATGGAAAGCACGTCATTCACCAGTCACACAATGAATGCGACAATTTGCAGTTGCGGGAAAAATACAGCGATGGCATCAAGCTGATGTTGACGAAATTTGGCCACCACCGCCTGTTCGAAAGAGGAGAGACAGAGAAGAAAGCATCCATGTCTTCCTTTTCTTATTAGTTTGTTTGAGGCGGTTAGTCATTCAGGCCGCGGAAACAGGTGCGTGGATTGCCGTCTTTGGTGAACAACGCTGGGTTGCAAGTCGGCACTTTGGTCTTGTACACAAAGGGTGCCCAAGGCGGCGATCCATTGGTATTGGTGGTGCCACGCTTCAAACGCTGAATGCTGGCGGCATTGGTATCGATCGTATTGACGTTCAGTTTGAGCGTTCTGGTGCTGCTGGATACTGCGCCTTGCTGGGCGAATTGGTAGTTGTTCGGCTTGTAAGTCACCAATTTGCAGCCTCTTGGATTGGTCGGTCCAGAAAAGGGTGGCGACACGTACACATTGGCCAACACCGCGTCCACCACAATGAGCGCTGCCACCGACTGCTCTTGCGGATAGGTTTTGAGCAACTCGATGATGGCCGGCAACGTGGCCTGCGTCAGTAAACCCTCGTATTGCTGCTGGTTAATAACACCCTGATTGAGCAGAATGGTGGCAAGCTGGTCCACCAACGCTTGGTCGGCCGACGCATTGACCTCTCCGTTGGGGTTGCAATTGGCAACGTACAAATTGGTGGTGGCCAGGGGGGAACCGGGCTTCGCCAAGGCGTCCCCGGCGCCCTTGTAGAAGTTGAACGCACGTTGATCGAACGTCTGACAGCGGTTGAACAAGTACTGGTAGGTGTCGGTGTAATAATTCTTGCGGAGCACAGTGCTGGCAGGCAATACGCGGCGTCTCGCCTTGCGCTCTTCGTTGCAGCAGAGAGGTGGTGTCGTCACATTCTCTTCCGGTTTCTCTGTTAGATTCGTGATGGGTTGCCAACTGGACACGATGCCGATGCCGGAGCAGGTTTTGCAAGCCGCTTCTTGGGCTTCGATCCCATTTTTCTCTTGAATGCTGTTCTCTTTGATGCTGTACCGTCCGGGTTGGTCTTGCATCTGAGCCACCATGTAGTCTTGGACCGACGTCTTGACGGTTCTGTCTGAATAATAGGCAGACTCAACCAAGGCACCTGGATTGTTAGGGTCCTGGATCAATACCGGAACCGAGATACCACGACGGTAGATCTTGAGTGGACGGGCTGATCCATGACGGTACACAGCACCGTTCAGCGGATCTTTGTTGGTGAATGGACGAATGTTGCCACTCGTGATGCCAACAGGATTGCTGAAGGGTCCGGTCCCTTTCCATGTTTTGTAGCCGCCTTGTGGCAAGCGGTTGTTCCATGTGTTCATGCCCTGTGGATAAAATGCACTGGACATCTTCTCTTATGAAATGTGATTTTGACGCTACAGTAGAAAAAAAAATCTTGTTCTTAGAGAATATTAGAAAATGCAGCAAGAACAAGAAAGTCACCTTGTTGAGTTAGAGGAGGGCAAACGCTACTTTGTGCCTCTTGTTGGCAGCAACAACAGCAGCAACTCATTATGGATGGTGAGAAAATTCGAGCAAATGGATTTCTTTAATCAAGTGTTCTTCTTGGGTCTTGGGGTTCTCGCCATCGTGTTCTTGTTCAGAATGATGGTAAAAATGCAAATGTGAAATTTTCAAGCATATTTTCGTCGTGCGGTTCTCTTTTTCGCATGGTGCTTTCTCTTGCGGCGACGGTGGCCACCATATTGTGTCGATTGGTTGTTGAAAGAAAACAAGTTGCTGAAAAAGTTCTTGGCGCTTTCGTAGGTTTTTCTGGCGTAGTTGCCGACACTCGACGACGACGAAGAGGGCAACGACGAAGATGAAAATGATGAAGGCGAAGAAATTGCTTGTACTACACTTGGTGTTTGCACGGATGTTGGTGCTGCTGCTACACTTGGTGCTGGTGCTGGCTCCATCGATGGAACTCCAGGTTGGTAGGTTTCGCCGTCTCCACCTCGATGTGCTCTTCTCCTCGTCTTCCCGCCTTTTTTACGCGACATTTTCATTGGTTCAACCTTTTTTTTTTCTTATTACAGTGGATTAAAAAAAAAAGAAAGCAGTTGCGTTTTTTGTAACCTTTAACGACGCTTCATCAACATGGGCATGATCAATTTGTAAGCATAAAAGCCAGCGATACCACCAGCTATTTGTGACAATACCATTGGCAGGATATCCATCATGTTCACTTTGTTGGCGTGGAACATGGCGAAAGTTACGGCAGGGTTCACATGAGCCTGTAAGAAATACACGAGGAGACCCAACGTCACCGCGATCGCTAAAGGGTGTCCAGTTGCGAAAATGACAAAAACTAAAGAAAAGGCTGCCAAAAACTCGATTCCGTATCTCTTCCAGTCCATCATTTTTGTTTGTTTTGTGTTTTGTTTGTGAACTAAGTCACGAAAAAATTCATTTTCATTTTTGTCTCTCCTTTTCAATAGTTTTGACGAGGCAAGGATCCCCATGCACAAACTTGACCGTTGCGCAGCGAGTAGTTCTCAATCGCACCTTTCTTTTTCGGCGCGACACACCCACCTGAACGAGCGCGTCGCAAAGAGGATCGCGTGCCACTTGGATAATAGTTTTTGGTTGAGATGGGTGCCTCCACCGGTAGCCCGACTTTGAAAGCGCTCTTTCCGACGGCAGTGCTCTTCACAATATCCGTCCGCATGGAAGAAGGAATGGGGGCGATGTAGTTCAAGTGATTCGATACCGCATAGAATTTGCCTGTGCGGACGTTGTAGAAAGATTGTGGCTTGGCATATTGCTGGACAAGTTGTGTCTGGACCTGTTGATTCACCGGAGCTGCTCTTTGGTAATGGTATCTCGCATTGACACCCATGTCTGAATAGACCGGTTCCTGGGTCGGAAGAAACTGCGGCGGCGTTGGTCTGATACCAGTCAGCGTGCCGTAGTTGTGGTATGCCATCGAAAAGGGAAACTGATTGGTACTCAACGGACCAATGGTCTGTGAGCTCACATAGTTGTCGTATTGAACCGTTCCGGAAGTGCTGATGCCATAAGGTGTCGACATAATCAATCAATATTTTATTTGCTTATGATTTACAATACAAAAAAAATAATCACATCATGCTTTCCAATTTCTCAAAACTGTAAAGAAACAAAAAACATCCGCTTGCATGACACTTCTCTAAAATGGACTCTGTCAATTTCATCTTTCTAAGCACGCCTGGGTCCGCGAGTTGGCGCTGGATGAAAGAGTTGGTCTGGTCCAGGCGGGACAATAAATCCTTGTCTGAAATTTTGTCGTAGAGGTTGTCAAGGAAATCCACGAAACGGTCTCGATTGACGTTGGGTTTGTGTGGTTTGGCACGAGGAGAAAAATGACCTGGGTATCGTTCCATCCAGGTATTCACCGCTTTCCAGATATCCATCCGCTTACCTTCCGCCGTGTTGTTGGCGATATACAATGCCGGCACTGGATTGGCACGGTTGAGTTTTTCAAAGAGTTGTATGAGTTGACCCTTTGGTTTGTTGTACCGGATGTTGAGCAGGATCTTGCTTTCAAAGAGCCATGTGGCATCTCCTTGGAATTCGCTGGGAGTCAGTAGATCCAAGGGGCGGGCGTTTTCTTGCTCAATGATCCGCAAGGCGAACAGACGATGAATACCGTCCAACACGTCAAATGTCTCTTGCACATTGTTATACGCAAGAAACAACATGGTATCCATCGGCTCTTTCGATAGAAAGATGCTCTTGGCAATGTCGAAACAACGACGCAAATCCGGCGGCCGGTTGTGTTCCCAATTTTTCACGGGAGCGTCCAGCAATTGTCGCACACTGCATTTTATGACCACGTGTTCGTTGTCGTACACGTGGACATACTCACCGAACGGCATCCAATGGGCCGTCACATAATGCAACAGCGATTGGGGCAAGAATTCCCCTCCTTTGTAAGGCGCCATGCAATTCTCGTAGAAGTCCATTTGTTTTTTATTGATTGCCCTTCCATTTTTTTTAAAATCTCCATCACCTTTTTATTTCAATTTTTCTCAAATCTCAAATCTTCTTGAAGTAGGTGTCCAGTCTTCGAAAGCTGTCTGCATCATCGGCTTCACAAATAAGGTGGGTGTCTCCATTCGAGCAACCGGTGGACTTCGTACATACCTCGATGCAATCGGCGATCTTTTGCGCCCACTGGATGGCACGCATGTTAATGATCTTATTGTTCGTCGCCACCAGGAAACTGTGTTGGTTATTCTTCTTCATTTGACGATAATGTCTTGGTTCGGCCTTTAAACTTTTTTTTTCTTAGTAGCGACGGATGGCTCTTAGTGCACTCTGAGCGCCGGAGTAGTTGTTGCCCCCATCAGACAAGTCATTGTAGTTCTGGTTGACCGCCTTCTGTTTTAAGTAAGTGATGTAATCCGAGCTGTCATATACGTACTTTACGTTGCAGGCGGCTGGCGGTACATTGCTTCCATCGCACAAGCTGTGAATGGCGCCGAAATGAGTGCGGAGACCATTGAGACCCGGTCTGGACTGAAACGTCTGGCAAGCACCACCACAGCTGTAGTTGTCACGTGACAAGTAGTCGCCAGCATTGTTGACAGCGCGGAACGGCGTGATCACGCGACGCTGCAGGGTGCCCTGTTGATTGACGTATCTTTGAGTGTTCCAGGCATCGCGCAAGGTGAAACGGGTTTGAGAAACAGAATTGTCGCGGTATCCGTCCACGTTCGCTTGAGGCATTAAGCCCGGAATTCCGCCGCCTCGGACAGGATGAATGCCATCGACGAGAATTGGAACATTTACGCCGGGAATGCCCATTATGATACCTCCGGTGGTGAAGCCGGAGCGTCCAGTTGCTGTGGGAGAAAATCCGGTTCCGATGCTATTCGACATTTGGGGTTTTCACGATATATTTGTCTTCTCTTGCGACAAAAAAATTTTTTGTACCTCACAAGAAAAGAACAGCTCCAACACAACCATGTTCGACTTTCGTTTTCTTATCGCCACTATTCTTTTCGTTGTGACCGATGGCATTTACTTGAACCTCGTCAAGTCTTACTTTTCGGATCAAATTCAAAAAGTACAAGGTTCACCTGTCTCGCTAAACATCGTGGGTCTCGTTCTGTGTTACGTGTTCTTAGTTAGCGGTTTGTACTATTTCATCATCAAACCAAAACGAAGTGCCATGGACGCCTTCCTTCTCGGCATCGTCATTTACGGAGTGTACGAGACCACCAATTATGCCACGTTCAAGAATTGGTCCGCGATGACCGTCGTCATGGACACCCTGTGGGGCGGCGCGTTGTTTGCCATCACCACCACCCTGATGAAGCTTGTTTAAAGAACAGGGTAACTTGCCTCCATCAGGACACCACATTGTCCGGCTCCGTTGTTGTAACTGGCCCCTCTGGCCAGCAAGATGTAGCCATTTTGTCCCCATGTGGTGCCCCAGGAATTTTTCACTTTGTAAAAGTTGAGCCCAGAGGTGGTGTCAGTGCCGTAACCGACGACGAGGACACCATGGTCCAGGTTGGTTCCACAAGCAGCAGTGAACACGCCCGACTTGTAGAGCTGGAACTCCTTCTGATCCGCTTCGATGGCCACGGAAACGGGTTGCTTGGCTAAAGCCTCCATCATCGCCTGATCGGATTTCGCGGTAACGTCGACATGGTTTTGTACAATGCTGCCACTCACGAGTTTACAGGTGGTGGTGCAGGTGCCGGCTTTCATGGTTTGGCCAGACACGTAAGGATAGGATTGTTCGGTACAGAGACCACCGTTCTTGTGGATCCAATCAAACGCGTTGTCCATGAGCCCACCGTTGCAGCCGTGGTCTTTGCCGCCGTTTTTCAGGTTGTCGCAATCCACCAGCTGTTGCTCGGAAAAGGATTCGAGGCGTTGGTTTTTCACGAAGAAGGCGCCTTCCAAAGCGCCAGTGGTGGAGAAAGACCAGCAGGACCCGCATTGTCCCTGGTCCTTGACTGGCGTGACAGCGCCCTTGGCGACCCAGTCAACCTCGGCGGGAATCTCAA